TGGCTCCATTTGATCGATGCCTCACAGAGGTGGGCGGATTGGCTCGCACCTGATCAATGCGTTGTTGCATTTGTTCCTGTGTGAGGTCTTCACGTCGCTCTGCTTGGATTAATTTACGCTGATTGGGATCTTGTTCACGAGCCCAGGCACTGCCAATTTCCATACATCTCAGGTCCAGGGTGGTGCCTTGTGCCAGCACTTGACTGGGCATGAGATGATATCGTTGTGCAAGGTGATCCAGGGTCAGTAACATCATGGTGTCAGCGCGGAGCCATTGAGGGCGGCCGCCTATTACTTTCCCAAAAAATCTGTGATCCTGCCAATGGCCTTGACCAGGATGCCAGCAGGCACCATGGCAGTGTCAGTTATTACAGGTTGACCTTGTTCATCCAGGATCAAGGTTCTCACAAGGTCCAGCATCTGTCCGCTGTCTTGTTGTTGTGCCACTGCCATGCGCATGAACACATCCAGTGGTTGACGATCCCAGGTGTAGAACTCTAGGGGCTCACCGTATTCTTTCACAGTGTCTTCGTCGTCTAATGTTAGTTGCACCAGTTGTGGTGCTGCTGCTAGTGTTGATAATTTCATCTTTTAATCCTTTGTTCTTTCAATCAGTTGATTTAACACTGCTACAGAAAATTGCAATCTGCTTTGTGCTTTGGTCACGTCTGCTTGCGCACAACGTAGTTCGTTTGTGGCCTTGGCCGTTTCTGCCAACAAACTCAACAACAGTTGGTTTGTGGTCTTTGAATCTATCACATCCATTGATCTCTCCTGATATTTATGGTGATACAAAAAAGGGGCCTTGTGAGCCCCTGTTTTGTTGTGCAATTCTGATTAAGAACTGGTCACAGTGTAGTCGCCGTCAACTGTGATAGTGATAGGTGTGACCCACACAGGTGCGTCTGCACTCACTGTGGGAGCCAAACCTGTTACATATCCCAGGCCAGAGATTGTGACGCCGTCACCAATGAACAAACTGAAATCACAATAGGATTTGTTTTTGCTCAAGTTGAACACGCCCAACTTGGCCGCAGTGTTTGCGGTTGCTGCTGCATTGCCGAAGAACGTTAATTCGTCCAACACAATGTTCATGTCCAAACTGTTTGTTGCAGTTGTGGCCACGTTTTTCTTACTGCCGCTGTCCAATTGTGTCCAGGTAAACACATCGTTTGAGTTGTTTACTGTGACGTCTTGTAGTGCGGGGAGACTCATGCCAGTGTCTGCGACAACGCCGTCCACAAAAAGTGTTAATGTGACCTGCTTGCCGCTAACGCCTGGACTTGGATTAATATAAGCCATTTGCTTTATCCTTTTCTTTTAATTTACTATCAGTTGTGAGAAACTGAATTCAAACTGTGTGATCTGTGCATCATTCTCTAGACTGGTAGTGACCTGTGTGGTTCTCTGGGTTACCCCTGAGATACCTGTGGTCAGCCGGGCTGCGGAAATCATTGCTATCAGAGCAGCAAGGTTTGAGGGAACTTGTTTTGCATCTGTGGTGACATAGGCACTGACAGTGGTGGTTTGTGTGACCACTCCTGTGCCGTTCAACACGTCAATGAGAGGTTCCTGACTGACTTGGTCTTGATCCACATAGATATTCTTGTAATTCTTAACATACAAAGGCGTGCCATTACTGTCCCAAGGCAGTTCAGCACTGGTATTGAAACCAGCAACTTTGTTTGCATTCAAATAAGCAAGAATTTCTGTTCTCATCGCACTCTCCGTAGATTGTAAATGCCGGGCATTTTTTCAGCCGCGGTCACTGTGCCAGCACCATCGAAGTCATACCAATCGCCAGCAGTGATAAGTTCACCAAACAGACTCATATATTTCTGTTGGTAGTAACCCATCTTCTTGCGTTCGGCAGTGTCTTCGTCACCAAAGTTGGCAATGTAAGGCAGAATATAATCATACAATGCATAGTAGCAACAGAGTTCTGTAAAGTCTGCTCGACGATCAAGAATCCTTGAAGCATTCAACGGGGGAATGTCAGCAACATTGTTGATGGCATTGCCCGATGTATTCATTTGTAGATAATAACTCTGCCACCAATCTGTGGCTCTTAACTGGCTCAATATACGTTGTGTGCTACGAATTAGTGCATCATCAACATAGTCCTCAGAAAGGCCTTCATTTTGTTCGAACAAACGTGCATCCAAAGCCTCTACATCTGCCGATGTGGCAAAACTCAAGACTTCTGATCCGTATTCAATGAAAGCCATCTTGACCCCCGATTACAGTGCGGCGTCGCCGATGATCTTCACACCATGGCTGGCTTGCAAAATAGCAGCGCCGGCAACAGCAGTCAAGGTCATATCGCTTGCGCGATTCTGTGATTGACGTGTGACTTCCATAGAGATACTACCACGCATGGCGTGACCCAGGGCACTGGAAGCAAACACAGCACCAATAGAGTCTGAGTCAGTGTCGATGTCCAACAAGCCTGATTCAAAAATGCTCACGCCACCAACTGTGGTGATGTAGAAGTCTGACAGCACACTGTTGCCCAGATTGCTCAGTGCAGGCACGTTGGTCTGGCTAGAGAATGTGAGTTGTTTCTTGAGGTTGTAGCAAACTTTTGGATGCAACACAGCAAAGAAAGGACCTGTCAGTTTGTTGCTGCGCAGAGTGGCAGCGGCTTGCAGGATTGAGTCAACTGTGATTTCAGCACCTGTTGAACCAATGCTTTGTGTGAAACTGGTGAACAAGTCAAACACTTGTGAGTCAATGCTTTCAGCAATGGCACGGCCTGCTTGGTCACCCAATTGGCTCATGACATTCATGTAGGCACTATCACGCAACATGTCAGTGATCTGGTTGTAGACCACGTGTTCGCTGAGTGTGATGGTGGCTGATGTGGTGTTGGTAGCAATGATAGTTGCTGCTGCTTCATCAGTGATGTTTTGTGCGGTGACTGAAGCCCACACGGGAACTTGTAGGACCTTACCAGTGTTAAGTGGTGCGTCGAACACAGTGACCAATTGACGAGCAATTGAGTTTTCGTAGGCAGCAAATTGTGCCTGTGTTACCAGCGGTGCAAACAGTTCACTGTTGATGCTGGTATTATTGTCTGTTGGAAATGCCATGGAATAATTCCTTGTTAGTTAGATATCAAACGCGACCGGCCTTGCGGGCTTCCGCGTAAAGTTTACGGACTTCAGGATTCTTCATGTCCATTTTAGAGAAGTCAAGTGGGCCATTACTGCCACCACTACGCACCATGCTACTAGAATTTGTTGTGGCAGGTGTTGCACCAACAAAATGCGGATTCGAATCTAGGAACTCCCGCACTATGTCATCAACACCAATTGGTGCACCTGCGTCGTTATAACGCACAGCACCACGACTGTCAACAACTTCTACTTCGCCGTCACCGTTCAATCTCAACTGTGGCTGCAACAATGTTCTCACTTGGTCAGGATTGACCGCACGGTATTTTGCTGCTGCATTCAACACCGGAGTGTTGACTTTGTATTCTTTGATCAGTGCATCTCTCTTTTGGATTTCAAAATCCTTCTTGGCAGCAAGTTCTTGCAGAGTTTTCTCAAATTCGCCACGCTTGATCTGCTGTTCTTGTTGACGCTTTTCAGCCTCGGAACGCAGTGTGCGCAGTTCTTCTGGATCGCCCAGGTCTTCATAGGGTTTCAATAACTTTTTTTGCAGACTGCCCTTCATACGGGCCATCATGTCATCTACTTCCTGTTGACTGTAGGTCTTGCTTGCAGTTGCCTGATTGTCAGCGGTTGCTGCGGCATCAGTTGCCTCTGGTGTTGCCGATGTTTGTAATGAGTTCATCGTTTCTCTCGCCTCCCTTTAGAGTAATGCTTTATTTATAGACGCTGTGTTAATAGCGTGGTTTTGGACCTGGTCCTGGCTTCTTTTTCTTCATGACAGGCTCCTTGGTCGTGGTGGTGGACGCTTGCGGTTCTTTTCAGTCCTGGAACCTCTTGTGGGTAATGGTCTTGTCATTCTATCTCTCCTAGTTGTCTTAATATGTTTCTAGCCCAGACCAATCCTGCGGGACCACCCCACAGTAGATAGGCCTGTGTGCCTGGTGATTCAGTGCCAGGATCATAATAGGTCCGTGCCCTGCTGAGAAAACTGTAGGTCCTGCGCACTGTGTCTAGACTCACAGGATCACGACCAGCAAACTGTCTTGCACGTGCCAAGCCCACTGCTGTGCCACCTTGTCGACTGGGTGTTTGTCGTGACCTCATGTCCAGACCACGACGTGCGGCAGCAGCCATCTGTTGAGTGGCACGGTATGTGGCCATTACAGTGATTCACCTGCGGGTGGTCTATAACCCGACCGATAGGCTGCACGACCTTGCGCTGCGGCTCGTTCTCTAGCGTCAGGACCGGTATAAATCTTGCCTGTTGTGCCCCAACGATAACCTGTGCGGCCGTTGGGTCCTTGAACTCTTTTGACTGGCATTATGATTCCTCGCTGGCTTCTTCTATAGCATCTTCAATGCGGCCTTCCCAGGCTCTGCACCAATACACAGGACTTACTGATTCATCCCACTTGCTGCAATTATAGGTGATGGCATCAAAGTATTCACAGTTGGCACAGTTCTCTCCAGCAGGCACACCTGGTGTGGTGGCCGGCACATAGGCAGCAGGCAGGCCATCCTCATTGGTCAGGTATTTGGCAGGATTGTCCACGCCCAAATACTCCAACAACTTGTAGTCAATCACCTTGTAGACACCCACATCTGTGGCAGTTTCTCGGGCCATCTTGAGTTGTGCAATTTCATTTTCAGTGTCGCGTATGTTGAAACTGCCAGGATACTCAATGTGTCCGGTCCAGACCTGTCCTTGATACACAGCAAAGATTTGCCACAACTGTTCTTCTGCCAGTTCCAGGTTGTCGGCCTTTTCAGCCAGACGTGCATTCAACAATTCAAATTCTGTTTGCAGTGCAATGCCACTCATGACTCTGGCTTCGGTGCCGCGTATGGCTCCAGTGTTGGCCATCTTGTCTATGACTTCTACCAGGTTGCGTTTCACAGCCAACATGGCAGTGACTTCTGCACCTGACGCATCCAGGATGTAGGGTTTGAGTCCTGGGTCAAGATTGTCTGGCATGGCAATGATTGATCCTGCGCCAATGCCGGCTGCTGTTTCATTGGTCTTCACAAGACTGGGATGACCATCAATTCTAATGCTTTGTTCTATTTCACTGTTGATGTTGTAGATCATTCGCTGTGTGTCAGCAATGTCCACAATGTCACTGGTGCCAATGCCACGTATGGGTGTGCGTTGATTGTAGGCACACACAGCAGGAATAAAGCCCAGGCCATTTGATTCTGTGTTTGAATAGTTGATGGTGCGCTTGTCAATGTCTGTCACAGTTGTGACCACACGGTCAGGATACCATTCTTTGATGGTTCGCAGACTGTCATTCATTTCTTCAATGTATTTGAGATAGATCAATTCATAGCGACCATTGCGCTGACGTTCGTATGACCAGTCCAGCACGTTTAAAGGTGATGCCATGCTGAGATAAGGTCTAACTCCTGCGGCAATTTCTTCTGCACGAGTCTGTGCACCAATGTTGGGTTTGGCAACTATGATCCAGCAGTGTCCAAACACACTGGCCCAGGTGGCAACTTCTTTCATGAAGTTGTTTAGACTGCGGCCATCAAAGTCACAGTCTTCCAGGAAGTCCAGCACTTCTACTGAATTCTCTAGACTTCCAAAGTCTCTGTCGGGTTCTTTGCGAAACAAGAAACTGTTGTAGACCGAGATCACACTGTTGCAATGATTGTCTAGACTGGTGGCCTGCAGCCGTTGATTGTAGTCCAGTTGTGTTTCCAATTGATACTGTGTGAGGTTGGCACCCTCGCGATAGTCATCACCGCCCAGGTAACTTTCTAGTAGATACTTCCAACGTGCTTGATAGTTTGTGTAGAGTTCCTTCTCGCTCATTACCGCGGCAAGTTGTTCGTCCACTGTTTGCATTACTGTCATATTAAATCCTTTGTTTGCGTGCCTGACCCTGTGGGCTAGGACCTATGCCGTGCGCCCAACGCTGTGGGGGCTGGTATTCTACTTCTCGTCTCACTGGCCACACATAATCAAAATAATAACGTGCGGCATCTGTAAGGTGATCATAGCCTGAATCTTTGTCTGGCTGACTGGTGCCTGACTTGTAATTGTGTCGTTCCAAACACTCTATCAATCGTCTACATTTGGGGTCAACAAAGAATCGCCGTTGACCTGACGCTGAACACAGCATACTATTTACAGCGTTGACTCCATCACGTATGGGGTTGTGGGCTGAGGGAGCCTTGACAGTGAAGCCGGCGTTTTGTAAGATTGACAGATCCGTGGCACCACCTGCTGATGTTTTGCGTTGTCGTGATGCTGGGTCAGGATAGCACCAGATTCTGCTGCGGTCACTTCGTGGATACCGCGTGAGAAGTTCCGCCACCATTTCTTGTGTGTTACTAGAATACATTTCGATTTCATCAATGGCCCAGACATCATCACCCTGCCTTGCAAACACCACAGCACTCATGGGATCAATGTTGAAGTCCATGCCCACTGAGATCAGTTGTGGCACTGCGCCTGTCCAAGGCTTCACATTGTGCATGCGGTCAAAACTATACCACACACGATTGCCGGCTGTAACGAAGTTGGCTTCAAACTCCTGTTGGAATGTGCGTTCATCCAGCAAGGCACGTGCTTCTGCTACTTCACTGGGCGAAACAAATCCGCCTTGCAGTGTGGTAAACTGCCATGAAGCCCAGTGGTCAGGATCCTCCCTGGGCATCTGATATAGGTCATAACTCCAGTTGCCTATGCCCTTGGGTGTGCCACAGAACAAGGCATGGCCCTGTGTGTCGGCCAGTGTGGGTCTCAGGACTTCGTAAAAGGCTTCCGAATCAATGTCCGCAAATTCGTCCATGACAAGAAAATTGATAGCGCGACCGCGCAGGCTGTCAGCGTTCTCAGCACCTTTGAGGCTGATCTCTGAACCATTTCTAAGATATATTGTAAGTTCACTTTCATTGCATCGCTCCGTCCAGTTTAGGTCTTGCAGTCTATGTTTGAGTTTGCGCCAAACAATGCCCTTGGCCATTCTATAACTGGGGGCAACATACCATACAGTTTGATTGGGTGGGGCGGCATAACGTGCCATTTCTCTAATGGCCAAAGTGGTCTTGCCAAAGCGTCGACCAGTAATTAGCGTTCTAAATCTATGTGAGTCCTGAGCCACCTGGGCCTGTGCGGCACTGAGACTCATTTGAGATCATCATCCCGCCAGGGCAAGGCACGTGGTAGATCCACTGTGTGCTGTTCTTCAGGACGGCCAATGATTCTGTCCCACACAGCCACAAAACTTTGAGCATCGCCAGAGTCTCTAGCCCGCACTAACTGTGCCCAGGCAGCGTTGTGCAGTTCAGTGACCCATTGTGTTTGGTATTGCTCCACCACGGTTTTCATGGCCTGCTTCATGCTCTTGCGTTTGGCACGTGCTTCCATATGAGCCGTGCGTTGTTCTGGAGTGAGAGCGTTCAGCCAGTCCGCATAGGGACTTGAGCCTGGTTCCCAGCGATGCACTTTGAGATGGTTGGCCCTGGTGGGCTTTTTTTCTAAGCCCACGGGTTAATCCTCTTGCTCAACTGCTAGGATACGTTCAGTAGCCAGTGGTGTGAGATGCACACGACCCGTGTAGTCGGCCCAGGGATCAGGTATGGCTACGGCAGCGGCCTGGATGTATTCCCGGCACTGATCACGTAGATCTTCTAGTTCTTCAACGGTCCAAAGTTTTTGTTGATTCATCAGCCATATTTACCACCTTGATAGTTGCGCGGTGGGTTTTGGCTGGTTTTGTGTCAGGAAACTCCAGGGCAATGGCCTGCAGGATCACCTCCAAGGCTGCTTCACGACCATGTGTTCTGGCCAAGCGTTGTATGATACTTTGTATTCTCAAACGTTCCATAAGTTTATTTAGATCCATTGGGCACCATTTGTGAGTAGTAGAGTTGCACTTGTTGTTCACCCACGGGCTGGGGTGCTGGTGGTAGCACAGCCAGTATCACAGCCATGACCACATTCATTGTGATCATACCACCACCTCCGGCACTGAGTCCATTTCGTCAAAGAATGCATCCACTGTGCTCTCCAGTTCAGGATTGAGTTCATGTTCAGCACACCACGTGAGCCATATGCTTTCTCTTGTGTCCCAGTCCAACAAGCGATACTGATACCAAGTCAAGGGCCAGGTTCGTTTGGTGGCATGCAAGGTGGGCTCTGCTGGCAGTTTTTTCTTTGTGGGTTGCACCCGGCCTTCCGCAATCTTTTGATATTGCTCTGGCTGTGTTTCGCAACGATTCATTATGGTGCTTTTGTCCACGCCATGTGCTCTGGCGGCAGCGGCTGCACCAGCAAAGTGTCCCAGGGGTGTCTTATACGTGTAAAGTTTAGGCATTGCAATCTTTCAAAAGAGTGGTGGGCACGTCAGGGCCGCCCACCGTCGACCTGGAAGCGATAAATGTCACTAAATCGCCCTGACTATTCGTTTCACAACAACGAGTTTTCTTTTAGATACACACGCATTTCACCCATGGCCTGTTTGTAGGCTTCATAATGGCGTTGTTCTCTTTCTTCTAATGCTTTCAATTCTTCCGTGGTAAAGCGATAAGCAGAAAGATCAATATCAAAATACTGTTCAGCCCAGTCAAGACTTTCTGGATCTTCACGATTGATCGTCACACTGTTATCGCAATCATCTGGATCAAGCATGAGAATCTGCAGCCAGCGTGGACCATAATCTGCTATGGTTGCCAACACAACTTCTCGTTCTGTGCCTTCGTGTTCATAATTTGATTCGCCACCACCATATTCTGCCAGTTTAGAAACATACAAAGTCCAATCAATAATTTGTGTCATATTATCCTCTTCAAGTGTGGTTGATAAGTGTTCATTCTGCGGCCTCTTCAAAGTGTTCTAACATACCAAGATCTTCAATGTTGGCTTTGATATACAAAGGCACATCTTCCACATCAGTGGGATCGTAGTCTGGCAACCAAGCAGGAACCTCTATATGGGTTTCTTTGTATTCGTTGTCGTTGTCATAGTATTCAACGCGATATAAAACGGTTTTCATTCTGCGGCCTCCAGGACCAGGGTTAGATATTGTTCAAGTTCTTCTACATTATCGCTTTTACCAGCATCCAACCACGAACCTTCCACCTGGTGAAAGATGCTGTATTTTTTCTGCTGACCCAACTTTATCCAGTCTGGATGCTGCCAATTTACTTCAGCAATCATAGTCTTACCATTGGACCACACGACTTTTTTATAGTGTTTCATTCTGCGGCACCTGCCAAATCCTCACATACCTTGAGAATGTGATTGTATGAATGTGGTGTGGTCAATTCATACCATCCTGCGGATTTTTTGGTAATGCCCATCATTATGGCACAAGTCATAATATAGGATCTGTGTTTGGGTTTTAATCCAAATATATGCACACCGTCTTTGTAGACAAGATTGTTACCGTGTTTGCGATAAGGTTGAATGCGTATGGCCTGCTTGAGATTGCCCACTTGAGCCTTGGGTAAGATGGTTAAACGATTGTTCATTCTGCGGCCTCTTTGTTCTTTGCCACTGTCCGTGCTACACCTGCTGACATCAGAGTGAGGAGGTCAGAGAATGTGATATAGCGTAATGCAAATTTACGCAAGACACTGGGAATCAGATTATGTTTCAATAAAAAATAAACCATCTTGTGCTCCTTGAAGCGTTGTTGATAAGTTGTTAGTATAGCACAAGGGTGATTTGTGGTCAACCCGTGTGTGGCATTTACGCCACAAACTGAAAGGCAAAGCCTTGCCGTTGGTCATAACGAGCCAAGTGCCTGTTGAACTCATACTCACACACTGAACGATATTGTGGAAACAGACAGGCAATCTCATCATACCAAGGCCGCAAACAAGCCACAATCACCGCACGATCTTGGCGATACAAGCCTGCCATCAGCAGGCGATTGTAGTTGGTCTGCAGGTGTAGCATGGTCTGAACAGCACGAATCTTTTCGCCATCGCCTGTGGTCCAGTTTTGGATTTTGGCACCTTCTATTGAGCCAGCACGGATCATCTCGCGATAGTAGTCTGGATTGTAAGGTTGATCCGCACCTGTTTCTGGATTGAGCCTGAACTGCTTGCGGATTGTCCATTTATTATTATTATTATTATTATGAATGATAGGCATATTGAAATGTGCTATCTGACGCTGACCGCGTTGTCCCTTGATCTTGACTACTACCATTTGGTGCTCCTTGAAGCGTTTGTTTGTAAGTCTATAGTATAGCAGAACACCCATTCCTGGTCAATGTAAACCCAAAGTATTACACTATGCTGTAGGGTCTTTGGGTAATACTGGAGTATTATCTTTGATGTTGGCTTTGCGTGGGCCTTTGTGATGAGCAAAGTGGCTGCCAAGATCGCTTTGGCCAAATGGATCACCTGTGCGAGGCCTGGGCAGTATGTTGCGCATGGGTGTGGTGGTTGCTTGCCGCACATGGTCCCACACAAAGGCATCGTGCCATTGTTCAAGATCAAATATTCTTCTGCTGAGATAAATCTCTTCTAGTGCGTTGATGAATGGCCTGGTGTCAGGGTGTGCCAGGTTGTAGGCAATCCAACCTGTTTCGGCATACAT